TGTTGGTAATGAAACCATCAAAGAAACAATTCAGCAGTATTTGGATGCAAACGATATTCCACATTTGTTGTTATACGGAAAAGCAGGTACGGGTAAGACCACACTTGCTAAACTAATCGTAAACACAATCAAATGTGACTTTATGATTATCAACGCATCGGATGAAAACAATGTTGATACGGTAAGAACGAAAGTTAAGAACTTTGCATCATCCGTTGGATTTGCGGGTTTCAAAGTAATCATATTAGATGAGTTTGATTATATGACACCGGGAGCACAAGCGATTTTGAGAAACTTAATGGAAACATTCAGTAAGCATTGTAGATTTATCTTAACCTGTAATTACATTGAGAAAATCATTGACCCTATCCAAAGTAGATGTCAATCTTTCGCAATCACACCTCCTACTAAAAAGGATGTAGCAGTTCAGGTAGCAAAGATATTAGATGCTGAAAAGATTAAGTATGAACCAAAAAATATGGCGGATATTATAAATTCTTATTATCCAGATATTAGAAGAATACTTAATACTTGTCAATTACAATCCGCAAAGGGTGAATTGAAAGTAGACCATAAAGTTATGGTTGAAAGTAATTTTCAAACAAAATTGATTGATTTATTAAAATCATCAAATGATAAAAGAAATTTATTTCTATCAATTAGACAAGCAGTGGCTGATAACCATTTAAATGATTATTCAGAAATGTATTCAATGTTATACGATAAAGTGGATGATTATGCAGCTGGGAATACAGCAAATGTTATACTTACTATCGCAGATGGGTTATCCAAAGATGCGTTGGTAGTAGATAAAGAAATAGTGTTTATGAGCACAATTATACAAATTTTAAATATTATAAAATAATGGAACAACAACCACAAATGCCAATGGGTTTTAAATTAACCGATGCAAGAGAAATGTTATGTGAATGTGGAAATAATACTTTTATGCCAGGTTACAGATTTAGAAAAGTTTCTAGATTGGTTACTGGTGGAGCAAAAGATAGTGTATTACCAATAGAAATGTATCTATGTACCCAATGTGGTAAACCTTTACACGATTTACTACCAGATGAATTAAAAGATTCAAAAATTATAGAATAATGGCAGCTAAAAAGTTATTTGACCATTTAAATGCAATAACTACCGAACAAGACCCAAAGTATTTTGATAAATTATCAGAAGAAGATTTAAAGTCTTGGAGTAATTTTATGATTAATCGATTCCTATCAATGAAGCCGGAATGGGTTGAACTTATTGCTACCTTACTCCCACTTACACAAACACTACAACCAAAAGAAATGTATAAGTTGTATATTAGTGTTATTCCAAAAGGAAAATATTTTTTAAAATATACAAAGGGAAAATCGGCAGATAAATACGAAGAATTCCTAATTGATTTGATTAAGACGGATTTTCAATGTTCCGAAAAGGAAGCATTAGAATATATTGAGGTTTTATATTCAACAAGAGAAGGAAGAGAGAATATTAAATACATTTGCGAAAAATATGGAACTGATAAAAAACAAATAACTAAATTGAAATTAAAAATTTGATAAATCCAAAAAATTTAGTTATATTAGTTCTATGGCAAGAGTATCGTTTTCACAATATAGTATGTGGAGTACATGTCCACAACAATACAAATTAGCATATATAGATGGGTTATCACAATCTACATCTAATATACATTCCGTTTTTGGAACAGCAATGCATGAAACACTACAACATTATTTAGATAAGTGTTTAAGAATATCGAAATCGCAGGCGGATAAAATGATTGATTTGAAAGAGTTTCTCAAAGAAAGAATGAGAGATACTTTTTTAAAGGAAACAGGTGGAGAAATTGGTAATCAAACAATTTGTACCAAAGAAGAAATGATTGAATTTCTTTATGATGGGCAAGTTTTATTAGATTGGTTTCAAAAATCAAAAAATTTCAATAAATTCTTTTCACTAAAGCCTGATGAATTGGTGGCGATAGAGCAACCAATAAATACAAAGATTGCAGAAGGTGTAAACTTTATGGGGTTTATTGATTTAATTATCAGAGATAAGTTTAATGGCAAGTATCGTATTATAGATTTCAAAACATCAACATCGGGTTGGAGTAAGTATCAAAAATCTGATCCTGTTAAAAATTCACAAATACTTCTTTACAAAAAGTTTTATGCAGAAATGATAGGAGTTTCTGAAGATATGATAGATGTTGAATTTATCATCCTAAAAAGAAAAGTTACAATCAGAGAAGATATACCAACACATCGAATCAGTAAACATATTCCTGCAAATGGAAAACCATCTATAAACAAAGCATGGAATGGTTTTAAGGCTTTTGTTGAAAGTGTATTCGATAATACAGGAAATTATAAATTAGAAACACAATACCATAAAAAACCATCCAAATTGTGTGGATGGTGTGAATTTTATGGAACACATTGTGATGGAAAAAATTAAAGAAAAACATATATATTTTAAATTAAGTTATGGCTAAAAAGAAAATTCTGTTACTTTCCGATGACCTACGAATGAGTAGTGGTATCGCAAATGTTTCCAAACAATTAGTATTAGGAACGGTTGATAAATACGATTGGGTCCAATTAGGTGCGGCTATTAAACATCCGGAAGCCGGACAGGCTATGGATTTAAATGAAGATGTTCGTAAAAGAACGGGGGTTGCAGATGCATCTGTAAAAATTTATCCGTTTGATGGATATGGAAATCCAGATGCAATCAGACAACTACTTATGATTGAAAAACCTGATGCGATTCTTCATTTTACTGACCCACGTTATTGGATTTGGTTATATGAAATGGCACATGAAATCCGCCAATCAGTACCTTTATTCTTTTATCACATTTGGGATGATTTGCCAGACCCAAAATACAATAGAGATTACTATGAAAGTTGTGATTGGTTGGGATGTATCTCAAAACAAACTTATGGTATTGTTAAAAGAGTTGGCGCATGGGATAAAGAACCACATTGGAATACATTAAAAGATTGGCAAGTTAGTTATGTTCCACATGGTATCAATTCCGAAGATTACAAACCTGTGGAAGTTCCACAAGATTTTAAAAAATCTTTATTTGGCGATAAAGAATATGAATTTGTTCTTTATTGGTCAAACCGTAATATTCGTAGAAAACAACCAATTGATGCTATGTTAGCATTCGATGAGTTCCGTAAAGGATTGCCTAAAGATAAATGGGATAAGGTTTGTATGGTTATGCATACAACACCGGTAGATGAAAATGGTACGGATTTACCTAAAGTTGCATTGGATTTAATGCCAGATTCAAAAGTTATTTTTGCACCAAACAAATATACTGAAACGGAATTAAATTACCTTTACAATTTAGCAGATGTTACAATCAATTTAGCATCTAATGAAGGATTTGGATTAGCAACAGCAGAGTCAGTAATGGCTGGAACTCCAATCATTGTAAATGTAACAGGTGGTATGCAAGACCAATGTGGATTCGAAATAGGTGGTAAATACCTAACCGCAGATGATTATATAAAAATTGGTTCTTTACATGATAAAAAACAATATGGAAAAACAAAATGTGGTGAATGGGTTAAACCAATTTGGCCAGTTCGTTCAACAACGGGTTCAGTACCTACTCCATATATCTTTGATGATAGAGTTGATTTTATAGATGTAACACCATTAATTAGAGAATGGTATGATATGGGTAGAGAAGAAAGAAACGCAGCAGGATTAAAAGGTAGAAAGTGGATGTTAGGAGATGGAAATTTAAGTAGAGAATATATGTGCCAATCTTTAGCCGATGGTATGGAAGGAGCATTTAAAAATTGGAAACCTATTAAAAAATATCAATTAGTTACAATATGAAACCAACATTAGTATTTCAGGCACCAGTAGCAACGAGAAGTGGATATGGTGACCACGCAAGAGATTTATTACACTCTCTTTATAAGTTAGATAAGTTTGATATTAAAATTATCAGTACTCGTTGGGGTAATACTCCGATGGATGCACTTAATTATAATAACGAATTTCATAAATGGATTGTAGATAATATTAATCCAAAAATTGAACAAAAGCCAGACATTTATATGCAAGTTACCGTTCCTAACGAATTCCAACAGATTGGACATTACAACATTGGAATTACCGCAGGAATTGAAACAACCGCATGTGCATTAGATTGGATACATGGTTGTAATAGAATGGACTTAATTATAGTACCATCCGAACATGCTAAAAAGAGTTTAGTTGGAACCGTTTATAACGAAGCAAATCAACAAACTGGACAATTAATAAAGCAACATAAAATTGAAAAACCCGTAGAAATACTTTTTGAGGGATTTAATGAGAACGATTTTGGAACGAATGAAGTTGCAACAATTAATGTATTAGATGAAGTTAAAGAAGATTTTGCTTTCCTATTTGTAGGACATTGGTTGAAGGGTGATGAAGGTGAAGATAGAAAGAATGTTGGTATGATGATTAAAACATTCGCAATGGCATTTAGAGATGAAAAAGTTAAACCAGCTTTGGTACTAAAAACATCATCCGCAACATTTAGCGTTTTGGATAGAGAAGCAACTGTTTCAAAAATAAGACATGCTTTAGCTAAAGATTATGGTAAAGTTCCTGTATATTTGATACATGGTGATATGAATCCATCCGAATTAAATGGATTGTATGAACATCCAAAAGTAAAAGCAATGTTAAACTTCACAAAAGGTGAAGGGTTTGGTAGACCGCTTTTAGAATTCAGTTTGACAGGTAAACCCGTAATTGTATCTAATTGGAGTGGGCATTTGGATTTCTTAAAAGAAGGAGCAGTATTGTTGGAGGGTGAGTTGAAAAATGTACATGAATCTGCAGCCGACCAATTCTTATTAAAAGAATCACAATGGTTTAATGTAAACATTT